CTATAGGAGTCCCACTGTTGAAGTGTCTTCCAACCTTTTCAATTGTTTTTGAAATCTTGCGCCCGTTGTGCTAATCCCATATACTTCGCAAAACCGGTATTGGATACCTGCGACATGTCCGTAGTACAGATAGAACCTACTAAAGAACACCCTGTCCCCTATGATCTTTCTTCCGAGAAGACAACAAATCTGCGCGAAGAGATAGCTGTAGCGGGAAACACCGCCGAACTACAAGAATCATTGGGTGCCCCCCTTGATGTGACGGAGCGGGACGCAGAAAGAGAGAAGGAACTACTGCGTGCAGTAGCAGAACGTACCAAACCCTCCAATTTGACTAACCACACCACGGCTTTTGCCGCAGCATCTTTCCTACGCACGTATGGTCAGCAACTAGCTATGGATGCGGCACAGGCACGAGCTGCTATTACGCACAAGCTAATGGAGATAGCTAACTGTGGTGACCCCCGGTATGAGTTAAAAGCATTGGAATTGTTGGGAAAACACAGTGATATAGGGATATTTACCGAACGTAGCGAGATAACGGTTAACTACAAGAATCCGGAAGAACTGGAGCAGGCTATAAAAAACAGGGTGAAAAATCTCTTAAATGCTCAAGTAGTGGATGTGTTACCACTGGAAGGCGCACTAGACGAGAAGTTAGGTGTGCTAGAAGATACGAAAGAAATGCGTACATTGGACGCGGCATTAGGTGTAATAACTCCTACAGAGGAAGAGGATGATGATCTCCCCCTTTGAAGACATATCCCTCAAGGATATACCCGCGATATTGCCCATGCTATCCACGGCTGAGCAAGAAAAACTACTGGCAGAACTTGAGCACCTAAAGCGTTTAAAGAAGCAGAAAAGAGCACAAACAAAATTTATAGATTTTGTCACACAAATGTGGCCTGTGTTTATCAGTGGGGGACATCATGGCAAAATGGCTGAAGCGTTTGAGCGGGTGGCTAATGGTACTTGTAAGAGGCTTATTATTAATATGCCTCCTCGCCATACTAAGTCTGAGTTTGCTTCTTACCTATTGCCTGCATGGTTTCTGGGTAAATTTCCACATAAAAAAGTAATTCAGACATCACACACCGCAGAGCTAGCAGTAGGTTTTGGTCGTAAGGTACGTAACCTTGTAGATCAGGAGAATTACAGAGAAATATTCCCGGAGCTGCACCTGCAAAGCGATTCAAAGGCAGCGGGGCGATGGAACACCAGCAAGGGCGGAGACTACTTCGCTATTGGTGTAGGCGGTGCTGTAACGGGTAAGGGTGCTGACCTGCTCATTATTGATGACCCACACTCGGAACAAGAGGCAGCTCTGGCAGAGACAAGCCCAGAGATATACGACAAGACATACGAGTGGTACACGTCAGGCCCACGGCAGAGACTACAGCCCGGTGGAGCTATTGTGGTTGTAATGACGCGGTGGAGTTTGCGTGACCTGACCGCAAAAGTACTGAAAGCCTCTGCACAGCGTGGCGGGGATGAGTGGGAGGTTATTGAATTTCCTGCCATCATGCCGTCGGGCAACCCCCTGTGGCCGGAGTTTTGGGGGAAAGAAGAACTAACGGCACTGCAACAAGAACTGCCAAACAATAAGTGGATGGCGCAGTACCAGCAGAATCCCACGTCAGAAACTTCGGCTATTGTTAAACGGGAGTGGTGGAAGGTGTGGGAAGAGGAAGAGCCGCCGCCGTGTGATTACATCTTGATGTCATGGGATACAGCGTTTGAAAAGAGCAACAGAGCTGACTACTCAGCCTGTACGACATGGGGGGTGTTCTACCATGACGATGACGCGGGAAATCCGCAGGCCAACATTATATTGTTGAACGCCTTCAGAGAGCGGATGGAGTTCCCGAAGCTTAAGAAAGTAGCGGTAGAGCAATACGACGAGTGGCAACCAGACTCGTTAATAGTGGAGAAGAAAGCATCGGGAGCACCGTTGATATACGAGATGCGAGCTATGGGAATACCGGTGCAGGAGTTTACTCCCACAAAGGGTAATGACAAAATTACACGGCTTAATGCGGTGTCTGACTTGTTTGCTTCTGGTATGGTGTGGATTCCCAATAGGCATTGGGCGGAAGAGGTTATAGAAGAGGTTGCCAGCTTTCCAGCAGGGGAGCACGATGACTACGTGGACTCTACGTCTATGGCGCTGATGAGGTTCCGTAAAGGCGGCTTTATACGGCTACCATCAGACCAAGCAGAAGATATTCAGTACTTCAAGCAACGTCGAGGGATATATTACTAATGCTGGATGCGAAGTCCAAAAGCTGGATACAGAGGAACATGCGGCTTTTTACGCCAGAAGTAAAGACTCAAGCAATGGAGCGGTTAAGTACATGTCGGGACTGCCCTCAGCTAAGACCTACTTTGAATACATGCAAACAATGCGGCTGCTTGATGCCAGCCAAAGTATTTTTAAAAAATGCGCGTTGCCCCTTAAACAAATGGGGCGTAATGAAAGGTGATTAACGATGGCAATTGAGCGCAGTTTATACAGTATGCCCGAAGGCATAGACGGAGTTGAGGTAGAGGAAGCTCTGGAGATTGAGATTGAAGCGCCTGATATAAACATGCTGGAGGATGGCAGTGTTGAGATCACTCTGGTATCAGATCGTGTGGATGATGATATTGAGAACGCGCCGTTCGATGCTAACTTAGCCGACTACATGGATGACGGCCAGCTTACGGAGTTGTCCTCAGAATTAGTTGCTGAAGTAGAAGCAGACACTCAGAGCCGACAGGAATGGACGGACACCTACGTCCGGGGTATGCAAGTACTGGGGTTTAACTACGAGAACCGTGTCGAGCCTTGGGAAAATGCTTGTGGTGTGTACAGCACAGTTCTAGCAGAAGCGGCCATCCGCTTCCAAGCTGAGGCCATGAGCGAGACTTTCCCCGCTGGCGGCCCTGTTAAGACACAGATTCTGGGTGAAATCACCCGTGAGAAAGAAGACGCAGCCCTGCGTGTTCAAACAGACATGAACTATGAGCTGACAGACGTGATGTCTGAGTACAGGCCAGAGCACGAACGCATGCTCTATAGCCTAGGATTAGCCGGTTCAGCCTTCAAAAAGGTGTATTTTGACCCCAATTTAGACCGTCAGGTAGCCTTATACATACCTGCCGAGGACATGGTTGTACCTTACGGGGCATCTAACTTGGAAACCGCAGAGCGGGTTACGCACATAATGCGTAAAACCAAGAATGATGTGACCAAACTGCAAGATGCAGGGTTCTACAGGAACGTGGAACTAGGTGAACCGATTAGTTTTACTACCGATATTGAAGAGCAGAAGGCTAAAGAGAGCGGTTTCTCTATAAATGATGACAACCGCTACACGTTATACGAGATTCACGCCGACTTAATCCTTGATGAGATAGATCAGCCAGAGCGAGAACGCCCTCGCGGTATGGGATTAGCCCGTGGAGAGGACAGAAAGGAAGGCGAGGCACTACAAATAGCCCTACCTTATGTAGTAACTATAGAACAAGGCACTGGCACAGTACTTGCAGTACGTAGAAATTGGAATCCTGACGATCCATTGAAGCTAAAGCGTCAACATTTTGTCCATTATGTGTACGTTCCGGGGTTTGGTTTCTATGGTCTTGGTTTAATTCACATTATTGGGGGCTATGCACGCGCAGGAACCTCCATAATCCGTCAATTAGTTGACGCGGGTACCCTTTCTAACCTACCCGGTGGCCTAAAATCACGCGGATTACGGGTAAAAGGGGACGATACCCCCATTGGACCGGGTGAATTCCGGGATGTTGACGTACCTAGTGGGTCAATACGCGAGAATATCCTGCCATTACCCTATAAAGAGCCTAGTCAGACCCTATTGGCTCTATTGGACAAGATCACTGAAGAAGGCCGTAGATTAGGCGCTATATCAGACATGAACATCTCCGATATGAGTGCAAACGCACCTGTCGGCACAACATTAGCTCTACTTGAGCGTACCTTAAAGCCAATGGCAGCGGTGCAATCCCGTGTTCACTACGCCATGAAGCAGGAATTTAAACTCCTGCGGGCAATTATGTCTGAGTACGCACCCGTAGAGTATACGTACATGCCTGATCGTGGTGAACAACGCGCACGTCAAGACGACTACGCCACGGTGGAAGTAATTCCTGTCAGTGATCCCAATAGCAGCACGATGGCACAGAGGGTTGTGCAGTATCAGACTGTTATGCAAATGGCACAGGCTGCCCCACAAATCTATGACCTGCCCCAGCTGCATAGGCAGATGATTGAGGTTATAGGCATCAAAGATGCGGATAAGCTGGTGCCCGGTGTAGAAGATTCTGACCCAGTTGATCCAGTTAGCGAGAACATGGACGCATTAAATGTAACTCCTATAAAAGCATTCATATTTCAAGATCATGAGGCCCACATTGCTACGCACGAGTCCTTTATGGCAGACCCACAGATGGCAGCGACTATTGGTCAAAACCCGATGGCAAACCAGATTATGGGGGCATTAAAGGCGCATATAGCGGAGCACACAGCGTTCTTATACCGCAAGCAGATGGAGGAAAAAATGGGTGCACCACTGCCTATGCCTAACCAAGAGCTTCCGGAAGAACAAGCAATACTGCTAGCTAGAGCAATGGCAGACGCTGGAGCACAATTGACTCAGCAGAAGAAAGCACAACAGCAGCAGAAACAGGCTGAAGAACAAGCCCAAGACCCTATCTTACAAATGGCACAGCAGGAGTTAGCCATTAAGGAGCAAGACGCAAAGCGTAAAGCTGCTAAAGATATAGCGGATATAGAACTAAGTCAGGACCGACTTTCCTTGGATAAGAGCAAAGCCAAAGCCACAGCCGTGCTGGAGGCTAGTCGCATAGCCTCACAAAACGAGCAGGCGGAAGCCAAGAACGACTTAGCTGAAACCAAAGCCATAATGGATATGACGAAAGACGAAGCCGAGGCCCAGCGAGATAGGGACGAGGCGCTCCGCGATAACCGAGAGGACAGGTAATATGGAAGGTGTTAAACATTACAAAAGAAACGGAACTTTGTTCACGGGTAACTCACACAAGATGCCTGATGGCACTTTGCACAGTGGGAAAAACCATACTAAAGGTAGTGTGAGGTTATTCCACTTAAATGACTTGTCTGCTACGGCAAAAAAGAAAGCTAAATAAGAGGGAAGTAAGCAATGGCTAAAACCGTCTTTGACGTGCTGAACGACAAACTTACGGCCCATAAAGGAGCCAGCGAAGAATTCTTAAACTCAGGCGGGGCTAAAGACTTTGCCGGGTATAAGGAAGTGTGTGGTGTTATTCGAGGTCTGGACACCGCATTACGAGAAGTAAATGACCTTTCGCGTAACTACATGGAAGACAACGATGACTGAAATGACAGCTTTAGAGCTGAAGCGCCAAGAAAAGATAGAAACGGAGGAGCTAACACGAGAAGTATCTCAGGAAGAGATGGAAGCACTCATCCCTAAACCTGTGGGATACAGAGTACTTGTGGCCCTGCCGAACATAGAAGAGACGTTTTCAGGTGGTATTCTGAAAGCAGCTAAAACTCTCCATGAGGAGTACATCCTGTCTACGATAGGAGTTGTGCTTGATATGGGTGAGCAAGCGTACTCAGACAAGGAGCGGTTCCCTACTGGGCCTTGGTGTAAAGCCGGGGACTTTGTAATGTTTCGAGCCAATACGGGTACACGTTTTAAAGTGGGTGCTCAAGAGTATCGTCTGATGAATGACGATTCAATTGAAGCTGTTGTTAATGATCCGAGTGGAATCACTCGTGCTTAAGGAGTAATAGATATGCCTATGCAACAAGTAGAGTTTGAATTTCCAGACCCTGATAAAAAGGAAGCCGGAAGCGTGGAAGTAGAAGTAGATGGAAACGAAGCGGAGTTTGAGCTAGAAGTTGAGGGGGCCGTTGGGCGAGAAGTAGTAGGTAAGCCCAAGAAAAAAGCAGAGGCGGAAGTAGAAGTTGAGGTGGTGGATGACACTCCCAAAGCTGACCGAGGACGCAAGCCTTCTGACCCACCGGAAGAAGTGACTAATGAAGAATTAGAAAACTATTCGGACAAAGTTAAGAAGCGGATACAACACTTTAGCAAAGGCTACCACGACGAACGCCGAAAAAAAGAAGAAGCGCAACGAGCACAAGAAGAAGCTACTAGCTACGCAGAACAGCTTGTACAAGAAAACAAAAAGCTAAAAGGGTCTGCGGACAGAAGCCATAACTCGCTAATTCAATCTGCTAAGAAACAAGTAGAGAGTGAAGTAGAGGTAGCTAAGCGACAGTATAAAGAAGCCTACGACAGCGGGGAAACAGACGCTATTGTGGAAGCGCAGGGAGTGCTTAATTCTGCTCAAATACGCAAAGACAAAGTAGACAGCATGCGGACGCGTGCAGTACCTAAGGCACAAGCCCCTTTACAACCCCCAGCAAATACGGTTCAATCGCCTGTACAACCGCAACAGACTGCTGAGCGTGATGAAAAAGCTGAAGCGTGGCGCGAAGACAACTCGTGGTTTGGTGACGATGATGAGATGACAGCCTTTGCGCTAGGGTTGCATACAAAATTAACGAAAGAGGGCACTGACCCTCGATCAGAAGAATACTACGAGAAGATTAATTCTCGGATGCGAGAAATATTCCCTGCAGAGTTTGATGAGGGGATTGAGGATGAACCAGTAGGACGTAAGAAAAAATCGAGCAATGTGGTTGCACCCGCTACGCGGAGCACGTCACCCCGAAAGGTGACATTATCGCAAACACAAGTAGCTCTTGCGAAACGACTAGGCGTTTCCCTAGAAGATTACGCTAAAC